GCAGACTGCCGAGCGAAGTGGCCCGGTCAACGCGACTCATACCATGCTTAACTTCCTGTGGCGCGTTCTGAGCAGCCTCAGCGCGTCGCTTAGCCATCAGCTCACCACGTTTCAGATAACGCCGTGTAGCGCTGTTGGTTGCGATTAAAGTGGTCATACATCCTCCAGTGGTTGCTTTGGTGGATTGATGAATGTGACGTTGTGGCTCGCGTCGTATCAGCGCCTACCGCCATCCCGATTCGCTCATGAGATACGCCTCATGATGCGTTACTTTTAGGCTCGGTCATCAATCCCCAAAGCAACTTCCTTTGGTCTCCCACAAGGGCGGGAGAAGTAACCCCATCGATGTTAAATAAGCAGCCTGACTTCCCGTCTGGCGCGGCTTGACTTCCTGTGCCGCTGTCGATGTTTCGTTTCGATGAGTTAAAATTACAAGATAGTTTGTAATCTGTAAACAAGAAATATTGTAATTAATGGCATGAAAAACAAATATCGTTGTTTTTTAACGATATTTATTTTTGTTTTAGGTGGGGTAGGGGCATTGATGGGGATCAGAGGCCACGACGGATTGAGACCTTTCAGGTACTGTTGCCCGCCATCGATAACCAGCTTTTTAAACGTCGCCTCATTAGCATCAAGGAGCTTCGCTACTACAAGGCTGCCGTTCTTGGCTTCGCGCCCGGTATCTACCAGCACCAAATGCCCTTCAGGGATGCTTTGGCCCACTGGAGACGTCATAGAGTCACCTTCGACACGAAGCCAGAACCCATCGCCAAGAAGATGAGTGTCTGACTCGATCCACTCGCTTATTTGACTCAGGTCATAAGGCTCGCAGGCCTCTGACCATTCACCCGCGCTAACCCAGCTGATCAATGGATATTTCCCTTTCGGCTCATTCTTCCCTACGAATGTAACATTAGAATGCCCTGTTCCGTAAAGTAGCCACTCAGAGGATTCACCAAAAAATGATGCCAGCTCCGGCAAGTAACGAGGGCGCTTAGTCTTCCCACCTTCAAGTTGTTCAATAGCTTGCTGTGACGTTCCTACTTTTTCTGCCAGCTCTGCCTGTGTCAGCCCAAGCTGCTCTCTTTTAGCCTTAACGCGGCTCGCGATGCTCATATTTCACCTCAGTTATTGACCTCCTGATGCTTACAAGAAATCCTGTATTTGACAAACAAGATATTTTGTAATTAAATACAAGAAAGTTTGTTGGAGGAACTGCAATGCAAACTATCAAAGAGCGCTTAAAGAAAAAGCGACTTGAGCTCGACATGACACAAGCCGAGCTGGCCGAGAAGGCCGGAGTAAAGCAGCAGTCCATTCAGTTGATTGAGGCAGGAGTTACTAAACGCCCCCGTTATCTGTTTGAACTAGCTAACGCACTCGGATGTGACCCAGCCTGGCTCTTATACGGAAAGAAGCCCGGTAAAGCAGCATAGAAACACCGCTCTTTAACATCGCTAATCATCTTCTCCGCCCATGTGGAGACAACTTAAACGCATCAATGGATGCACATTAACTATTCAACTCAAAGGAATTATCCATGAAGGATCACGCAAGTTACAGCAAACCAAGTCAGCGAGATGTAGACCGAGCCGAAACAGACCTGCTTATCAATCTCTCAGCGGTCACTCAGCGAGGCCTGGCGGAAATGGTTGGGTGTCATGAGTCGAAGATAAGCCGGACAGACTGGCGCTTCATAGCGGCCGTTCTGTGCTCGTTTGGAATGGATTCGGATATCAGCCCTATCAGCAGAGCTTTCCATCACGCATTGAAGGTTATCACCAATGAAAAAGCCCCGAAGAACGGCGAATTCTTCGAGGCCTAAGCACTGTGTTATGTCGACACATCTAACAGGAGCAATTATATGCGAAACAAAGAATTTATCCAACGGGTTCATAAAGATATTGAGCGGTTCCGGTTCATTCGCTCTATCGATAAAGACGCTGCACATCACTTCTCAAACATAGCTAAGTTCGAGCTTTTCAAAGCAAAAGCGAGGGCAGCGGTTGCTACTTGCCCGCGTGAAGATGGTTACGTTTTTATTCCCAATAAATTCATGGATGAGCTGCTCAAGTCAGATTTGTCGGTGGATCAATTTAACGAAGTTCTACGAATTTTTGACCCTCGCAGGAGCGCGAAATGAGCAACGTTGCATATGCAGATTTTGGGTCCAGTGCGAGGCCCGTGGAGCTTAAAGTGGCTGACCTCGATGACGGTTACGCCAGACTTTCCAACATGCTTCTTGAAGAGTACGCCGGGGCTGATCTGACCAAGCGTCAGTTCAAGGTTCTGCTGGCAATCCTGAGAAAGACATATGGCTGGAATAAGCCGATGGACAGAGTCACTGACTCGCAGATCTCAGAGATAGCGAAACTACCTGTCAAGCGGTGCAATGAAGCCAAGTTAGAGCTTGTCCGGATGGGTCTCATCAAGCAGCAGGGCGGCATGTTTGGCCCCAATAAAAACATCTCAGAATGGCGTATCCCTCAAAATGAGGGAATATCCCCTAAAACGAGGGAGAAAACATCCCTCAAATTGAGGGAGTCATATCCCTCAAAACAGGGGGACACAAAAGACACTATTCAAAAGACAATAAAAACAAATACCCAAACCCACGATGCGGGTTTGGTTGCCGATGAGAAATTACCAACACCAACAGAACAAAAACCGCCACGCATCAGAAAGCCAAAACCATCAACAGCACTTCCTGCTTTCGACCGTGAACGACTCAAGCAGACATGGAACACCAAGGCCAAGGCGCTGGGACTTCCAACCCTGCTAAGCGTGACGACCTCTGTCGAGAAGGGTTTATCCCGCCTGTGGGCATCGTACATCAAGCAATGCAAAGAGCTTGGCAAAGAGCCTCGCGACGTGGACACGTTCATCAACGGTTACATCGAGTTTGGCTACAAGCCTACAGACTGGGCCTGCGGTGCCAATCCTTCAGGCAAGAAGTACGGCATCGATACTGCGCTCCGGCAGGAAAAGATTGACCAGATTCTGGCGGAGGAGTGCTGATGGAAAGCTACGAGTTTGAATACCAACTCATCGGCTCGATGATCATGAAGGGCGACCACATCGACTGCCGCGACATCGCCGGTAAGCTGCCAGCCGTGGCGTTTGATAACTTCCACCTTCGCAGCATGTACCAGGCAATCGTCACCCTGCTGAACAAGGCCGAGCCAATCGACATGTTCACGGTGCAGGGAGCGGTACCAGCTGCGACAAAGGACCTGGTGCTTGACGTAGCTACCAAGACGATTAGCGCGGCAAACATCCGTGGATGGGCAAAGCGTGTCCGCCAGTGCTGGATGATTCGCAAGGGTGTCGAGGATTTGCAGAGCGCGGCAAAGATTCTCGCAGCGGCAGGCACACACGACATCAACGAGCGCATCGCAGAGGCTACAGGCATCGTAGGGCGCTTGCAGTTCGAAACTAACGACAGGCTGCCGCGGCGAATCGCAGACCTCATCCCCGACTATCTGGAGGTGCTGGAAGAGCGCCTGAAGGGTGAAGAGTCCGGGCTGTACCTCAAAACCGGCATCGAACCCATGGATGCGGAGTACGGCGGATTTGACCGGACTGACCTGATTGTCATCGCTGGACGACCTGGCATGGGCAAGACGGAGCTGGCAATCAACATCGCCAACTCAATCGGCCGGCAGAAGGGGCGAGGGCTGCTGATATCGATGGAGATGTCAGAAACGCAGGTGGTAGAGCGTCACGTCGCGGACCGCGCAGGTCTTTCAGTTGGCTCTCTCCGCAACCCTCTCGGCATGACGCAGGAGCAGTACACAAAGCTTACTGTGGCTACTGGCACGCTCCTGGATGAAGAGAACCATGTGCTGGATGAGGCGTTAAGCGCTGACGAGATTATCGCTCATGCGGAACGCATGAACATGGACGGCGGCCTTAGCTTCGTTGCCATTGACTACCTCGGGCTGATGAAGAAGCCAAAAGCCGACCGCCATGACCTGGCTATCGCGGAGATCACCCGCAAGCTGAAGCAGTTCTCTCTGCGCAACAAGATACCAGTCATCCTCCTGTCTCAGCTCAACCGCGGCGTAGAAGGGCGGCAGGATAAGCGACCTAACCTTGCAGATCTGAAGGATTCCGGCGCTATCGAGCAGGACGCGGACGTGATCATCTTCCCTTACCGGGACGAGGTTTATCACGAAAACAGCGACATGAAAGGGATAGCTGAAATCATCGTTGGCAAATACCGCTCAGGCCAGCCAAAGACCTTCTACATGGAATGGCGCAATGGCCACTTCGTGAACATCGATCAGCAGGATGCAGCCAACCGCTTTGCAGAGAACGAGCGACAGGCTGCTAAATCCAATTCCTCCAACTGGAGAGGCTAAATGACCAATACCTCGCAATTTGACCGTGTACTCGCTCACATCACCGATCACCCTGGTTGCAGCTCTCCAGAGATAGCAGCTCAAACCCGGATTGCCCCATGCGTTGTTTTCAGCCTGTTGACTCCGATGGTCAGGAGAAAGCTCGTAGCAAGGAAGAAGGTGGGTGGCATTTATCGCTATCGGGCAGTGAAGCAGGAGGCTGAGGCTGTGAACCTTAACGACTTATTCAACAGCCTTCTTCGCAGCGCAAGGGAGAACAGAGCATGAGTAAGCGTATTGAACAAAAAACTGAGCGCCTTACGCACGCTAACGAGCTCATAAAAATCATTGCCGCACATGGTCGCCGCTTTTTCTTTTGCGATATTACCGGCAGGACGGCGCACCTAATGATGGATGAACGTGGGCGCATCTGGCTTCACGATGAATACAGTGGCGAGTTTATTTATACCCACCCGACAACATGGACGAATAAGTGGCGTGGTTTTTCCCACGGCGGAACACTGCGCGGGCTGGTTGAAATGATGCGCGACTATATCGTCAGAGGCGAGCCAATACCTGCGTATTACCTCGGCCCAGAGCGCCGAAACCTTACCGATGGGAATATATGGGGTTACACACCAGAGGATATGAATATCGTGCGTAAAAAGGCTTCAGCACTTCCAATTATTGATGGCGGTTCAGCATGAAAAAGCTAACCAAACCTCAGCGAAATTTCCTCATATCCATCCACAAAGGCGCAGTAGAGCGCAATTCAGTCCACACCATCGGCAACACATTAAACAAACTAGGCCTGCTCAATTACTCCTACCCAAAACGTCAGTGGTACGTAACAGCAGCAGGCATTGAGCAGATTTCGAAGGGGGAAGAATAAGATGACCGACGTAAAAATTTACACCATCACCTCAGATGACCTGTCACCACCGATTACCGGTGAAGGATTCTGCACCGACATGGTCAGGCACAGCGACTATGCGGCACTGGAAGCACGACTAACTCAAATGGCGGCAGAAGTCTCGGGCCTGAAAAATTTCATTTCGCTTGAATGCATGGTCTATGGCGACTTTAACAACTTGCTTGTAGCGGAGCCTTATATTCCAGAAACCCCCGCCACCGACGCCTGGCAGCGCGAGCAGATGGCGCGGGGCGTGGATATGGCAGCTTGCGCTCTTGATGACGTAAACCAGTTTAATTACGCGAACATGCTCGATGAGTTAGCGCAGAAAATTCGCCGGGAGGCGGCCTAATGACAATCAACAAACAAGCTCGACTAGATATCGAGTTGGCCGCAAAAAACGCCACGCAAGGTGAGTGGCGATGCGGTCGCTCAGGATTCAACTCAATAGTGCAGGCGCCGGTTATATTGCCAAGAGGTGGTAGTTCCAACGTTGTTATATGTAAGTTATTTCGATCTGAATGGCGCGGAGAGCTGAAAACGGCACACGATGCTGCATTCATCGCCTCAGCT